CATGGAAGACATGCAAATTGAAACCGATACTTTTTTAAGTGTACAAGCCCAAGAAGATATTACGTTGTATAGTAAAAACACTATTGGTGTTCGATCTGATGGAACGCTAACACTAAACAGTTCATCGGGCTCATGGGGTGCAGGATCTGCACTGGTTCTAGAAGCAGGCGGCATTGATCTCAACGGTCCGGCTGCTGACGTGGTCGATAAACCACAGCCATTGACTACCACACTATTAGACGACACAGAATTTGACACCAGCACAGGTTGGGTTACAACCCCTGAAGGACTTGAAAGTATTGTGAGTAGAGCACCCACACACGAACCTTATCCTTATCACAACCAAGGTGTGGATGTAGAGGTCAAGTTTGAAGAAGGTAAACCCAGTCCACCGCCTGGTGCAGTGCCAGTTCCGGCTGGCGTAGAGATTGAGGCAAAATAATATGGCTGACTTTGTATTCAATCTTGATCAATTAAAATCTTCAGCAACTACAATTGGATCCGGTATTAATACCAACTTGTATTCTAAAACCAAAGATGAAGACCTCAAATACACCGGCAATGATTATATTATATGGGACAGAACCAACGCTGAACGCATACGTAGGGGATTGCCTAGTTTACCCGACACTGGTTATGCAAGACCACCAGAAGACACCACATCTGTTCCGGCCACAGGATCTGCACCCACAAACCCCGACGGCACTGCAAAAACATTTGCTATCAAAGGACCTCCGGGTCTTACCCGCGATCAAGCATTTGCAATTTTCAAGAAACAAGCCGACACTGGCGGATTAACAGGATTTGAACCCGGCGAAACTCTCAGTGCGGCCACACAGGCTGCAGATGGGTTACCATCAGCACAAGCCATTGTAGCACAAGCACAGTCCGGAATAACCGGCAGTACAGGAGCATTTGCTTCTTCGCTGTCGGCATCGGGGGTTGATCTTGCAACTGGCCGTATACCCTCATTGGATACAGCATTTTCCAAAGGTGGCATCAATGGCGGTGCTACTGGCCTTGGTGCAGTGGTAGGTAGTGTTGCTTCTGGCCTTGGCGCCGCCGGCGGAGCCGTAGGCGGATCACTTGCCGGAATTGCTCCGGGACTCACAGCGGCAGTAGGACCGGCAGTGTCGTCATTCTCAGGAGTAGTAGGTGGAGTAGGCAGCATATCCGGAATAGGACAAATGGGATCACCATTGGTTGGTGCAGCCAGTATACAAGGATCTACAGCAATAAAATCTATACAAACAATCAATCAGGCAATTACAGGATTACCGGTTACAAATCCTATTAACACTGCTGACTTTTCAAAGATTGCCGGGGGATTAACATCTGTAGGTGCAGTAGCACCAATAGGGCCCATGAGCATACCCGAAGTCAATGGTGTATTAGCTCAAGCAAAAAATCTCACAGGACAAGGTTTTGGCGATATTAGTAATAGCAAAGGACTTGGCGCATTTGGATTAGATGTATCACAGTTAGAAACGGCTGGATATGTCAAGCCAGGGTCAAGGGCCAAGTTTGACGCATCATCATTCACTAACCTAATAAAAAGTCCTGCAATATGGACCGGTAAAGATGGCATTAAAAGTGCCACAGATCTGCTGGCCAATGCGCCCAAGCAAAGTCAAATACAACAGGACCTAATGATCAAAGGAGTGGCTGGCATGGCAGCAATAGGCATCCCTGTACAAAATTTATCAAGCCAAGGCATTGCCGGCATGACATTAAATGCGGCAAAAAGTTTGCCTAATGCAGAAGCATTTGCCAAAGGACTACCTATTCCAGGCGATGCCACAGGTGCAGTACAAGCAGAATTTTCTAGTGCTGTTCGAGACGGGGCATTTGCTGTAAACTTAGTAAACACAAAAATACCCACAGCATTTAAACAGCAAGATATACCTAAACCGGCCGCAGACACAGTGGGACGAGCAACAGTGGATGCCGCAAGTTCCAGGGTAATTGGCGATGATAAGGTACCTACACCTAATTATGTGGCTCCGGCTAATTCTGCAACAGTAAGCAACTATGAAGCCAAAGCAAATACCTATGTAAACAATTGGCTGTTACCGTTGGTAGAAAAATTACAAGCACTTGACCCAAAGTTTGCGGCCCTGGAAAATCAGCAGACTATCACACAACAACAGTACGATGCTCTCAATGCCGAACGAGATGCAGTACGCAATAATTACAACATCAACGGTATTCCCTTGTTGGCAGAGATAGGCAATCTGTATAATTCTTTGTCAAACACTGACAAAAAAACAATCTCAGATGGCACACTTAGTTATGCCACTCTAAAGGACAAAAACAATCAATTGGCAGTATTGTCAAGACAACAAAAAGAGCGATTGTATACTTTAAGTCAAAAAATTGAAGGGCGCGGAGAGGGTGAATAAGTCACCATAAATATCATTATGGCACAAACACAAACATTCATCGGATTTAACACACAACAGCAATACAAGAAGTTCACCCTTACAGACTTTGCACTGGTCAAACGTGACCTGCTTAATGCATTTAATATCCGTCAAGGGCAATTGCCCGGTCGTCCTGCATACGGTACTGTGTTGTGGGAGTTGTTGTTTGAAAACCAATTGGAAGAATTAAACACTGCGATTGTGAGAGAAGTTCAACGTGTGGCCAGTGGCGATCCTAGATGTGCCATAAACGATGTACAAAGTTTCCCCCAAGAAAATGGCATACTAATTCAAATTGAACTGGTAATGGCACCGAGCACAAATGCCGAACGCCTAAGTCTTTTCTTTGATTTACAGCAACGAAATGCCTCCTATGTATAACATAGCCGTTTTTAGAACCCATAAATAAAAGATAGAGGCGCAATTAAATGGCAAAAACCACAAGACAAACAGCGATATTTGGTGTTCAGGATTGGAAACAAATCTACCAAACCTATCGCGAAGCAGACTTTCAAAGTTATGATTTTGAAACCTTACGCAAGAGTTTTGTGGATTATCTGCGCTTGTACTATCCCGAAACATTCAATGACTACATTGAATCATCAGAATACATTGCATTACTAGATGTCATGGCATTCATGGGACAAGCATTGGCCTTCCGTACAGACATGAACACCCGTGAAAATTACATGGATACTGCGGAGCGTAGAGACAGCGTTGTACGTCTAGCAAATTTAGTGGGCTACACAGCCAAACGTAACATTGCCGCCCAGGGATTATTGAAAGTATTTTCAGTAACCACAACAGAAAACGTTGTGGATTATCAAGGTGTTAATCTTTCAAATGTCACAGTAGATTGGGCCGATCAAACCAACCCTGATTGGCAAGAACAATTTACTGCAATTATCAATGCCAGTCTAGTGGACACACAGCGAGTGGGACGCCCAGGTAATAAACAAACCATACTTGGAGTTCGTACTGATGAATATGCAATTAATCTAGTACCTGGTTATCTTCCAGTAGTACCATACACTGCCACAGTGGACGGTGTAAACATGCCTTTTGAAGCAATGACTTCAACATCAGTTGGTAAGGATTATCTCTACGAACCTTCACCTAAACCAAACGTACCGTTTAATGTGTTGTTCCGTAATGATAGTTTGGGATTTCAATCAGCCAATACTGGTTATTTCTTCATGTTCAAACAAGGTGTATTACAAAATCAAGATTTTAACCTTGGCGAACGTGTGAGCAACCGCACAGTCAACATCAATATCGAAGGCGTTAACAATCAAGACCGTTGGTTGTTCCAACTTGACACAGTTGGTACTGTAACTCGTGAATGGCAGTTTACTGAAAACATTTATGCGGCAGGTGGCGAACAAGTGGCCACAAGTACTCGTCCCATCTATTCAGTAACCTCAAGAACCAACGATCAAATTACCATGGTATTTGGCGATGGTGTGTTTTCTGAAATACCAGTAGGTACATTCCGTGCTTATGTTCGCGCATCAAATGGATTGCAATACATTATCAATCCAGAAGAAATGCAAGCGGTAACCATACCTATCAGTTACGTCAGTCGTGCCGGCAATCTTGAAACAATAACATTCACATGTGGAATTACTCAACCAGTATCAAACAGTCAAGCACGTGAAAGTATTGATGCTATCAAGCAACGTGCGCCTTCAAGATACTACACACAAAACCGTATGGTCAACGGAGAAGATTACAACCTCTTCCCTTACACACAATATAATTCAATTGTAAAATCCAAAGCATTGAACCGTGCGTCAATTGGTACTAGTCGTTATCTTGACCTGGTAGACAACACTGGAAAATATTCTAGCACTAATACTTTTGGTAGTGATGGCGGATTGTGGGAACAAAATATATTGCCTACAATTTTGTTTTCGTGGACTAACCGAAATCAAATTGCTGATGCAATTACAAATCAGTTCCAACCAAAACTAGCCGAGACCACAACCCGTCAGTTTTATTATGCTAACTTTCCTAGAGTAACATCAACAACATTACCAACGTATGGTGGCACTACTTGGGTCACAGGTGCAAATTGGGTGCAAAGCACTACACTAGCAAATGAAACAACTGGTTATTTTAGAAACGCAACATATTCTACAACATGGCCAAACGGTTCTCCGATTCCAGTGGGATTCACAACCACTACAAATTTTAAATATGTAGCAGTAGGAAGTTTAATCAAATTTGTTCCGCCTGCTGGATACTACTTTGACAAAAACAACAAGTTACAGCAAGGAACTCCCACTGGGGCAGATCAAAAGTTAGAAATTTGGGCCAGCCCATTGGAAATCATCGGAACTGGCTACAACAACGGCCTTGGCAATTTGCCATCTGGTGCAGGACCTGTTGCACTCAATAACTTTGTGCCCACAGGGGCTATTGTTGATACTATCATTCCGTTGTTTGTGACTGATTTGCCACAGTCTATAGAATCGGCTATCGCAGAACAAATTTTATTGAATCGCAACTTTGGTATTGGCTATGACAACAATGGCGATATCACCGGTACTCCATACTCATGGTATTTGATTACCAGTACAAATCTTGCGTCTGACACCACCTGGAGCCAAGAATATGCTGGCAATACATCAGGCACAAATTTAGACTCGTCTTGGATGATTCAGTATGTTGTACAAAATCAAAACTACACAGTCACATTCCGCGGACTGGCCTATTACTTTGGATCGGTATTACAAACACGTTTCTTCTTCTATGATGGCGCACAAGTATACGATAGTCGCACAGGCACAGTAATTAAAGATTTTATTAATTGTTTGGCAGTGAATACTCAACCAGATTCAACCAACCACTTGCCGGGAGATATCACAATGACTATCACCGGTCAACCAGTAGAAAGTGATGGTTATGTTGATGACTTCCAGGTGCTTGTGGGATTTCGCGACAGCGATCTTGATGGCGTTCCAGACAACCCAGATTTCTTTACTGAAATTGTTGCACCCGATACTAACCCAACACAAAAATATATCTATTTGCAAAAAACAGTAGACTTTGATAACTTACAAAGATACTTGTTGGTTGAATCTGGTGTGGTTATCAGTGACTATGCTACCTATGACGCTATTGAATTGGCCAAAAATGAATGGACTCCGGGACAGACATTCTATGCCTACAGTGATGCGGCTTTTTATACTTTGTCGATTAGTGTTACTGGGGTCAGAACACTAGTAAATGTTACTACAGACTGGATTGCAAGAACTGGTCGTCAGAGTTTGTACTACCAATACAGACACAACAGCCCGTTAACAAATCGAATTGATCCAGGCACAACCAATATTATTGATTTATATGTGGTAACATTGGCATATTATACAGCATATCAAAATTGGTTACGTGATACTACAAATACTATAATGGAACCCAGCAGGCCCACTATTGATGAATTAAGCACGGCGTATCAAGGACTTCAGGATTATAAAATGATAAGCGATAATATTATTTTAAATTCTGTAACATTTAAACCGTTGTTTGGTGAAAAAGCCGCACAAAATCTTCGGGCCACAATCAAAGTAATTCGTGCATCTGGATCGACTGCTAGTACCAGTGAAATCAAAAGCAGTGTAGTAACTGCAATGAATGATTATTTTTCAATTGATAAATGGAACTTTGGAGACACATTTTATTTCTCTGAACTGTCAGCATATCTGCACAGAACATTGGGCACTATTATTAGTTCAGTAGTATTGGTTCCGTTAAATTCACAAAAATCGTTTGGTGACTTGTATGAAATACGATCGGCTCCCAACGAAATATTTGCCAATGGTGCTACTATTGCCAACATAGATGTAATTGAAGCATTAACCAGTACCAATCTGCGTACTGCACCTGGTAGCGGAGTAATTTAATGGCAAAAGTACGCAGTGTAGATTTTCTTCCTGAAATATTTCAGACTGATGCCAACAAACAATTCCTGGCAGCCACACTAGATCAGTTAATACAAGAGCCCAGTTTTAAAAAGACTCAAGGTTTCATTGGTCGTACAGTTGGTCCGGGCATTAACCCCAATGACAAATATGTAATTGAGCCTACTGCCACTAGAGCCAATTATCAACTTGAGCCCGGTGTGGTTAGTCTGGTTCCAGATACCAGCAAGATACAAAATGCTATCACCTATCCAGGCATGAATGATGCTGTGAGTTTTCAAGGAGGTCCTGGTGACCGTCCAGATTTGTTGTATTCAAGCGATTATTACACTTGGGATCCGTTTGTTGACTTTGATACATTTATAAATTTTAGTCAGTATTTTTGGTTGCCTGCTGGTCCAGATGCGGTTGATGTTTCGGCCACTGCTGTACCTACTACAGATAATTTTGTAGTCGATAGAGCCAATGGAGCGTACACATTCTCAGGTGTACCCGGAACTGACCCAGTAATTGAACTAGTTCGTGGCGGTAATTACACATTCCAAGTTGCACAAAACAACAAAGAGACTGTGAACTATCGAGTGCAAAATGCAGGTATTTCTGCGTATGTAATCAACAATCAAAACAATCCCGCACTCACATTAGCACGTGGAAATACCTATGTCTTCAACTTGTCACTAAATGGTGTATTTCCATTCTGGATCAAAACATCTCCTGTAACTGGCCTAGGAGAAACCTACAGTTCGGGTGTCACACGCAATGGTGCCGTGACTGGGTTAGTAACATTTGTTGTGCCACAAGATGCACCCGACACATTGTATTATGTTAGTGAAAATCAATTGAATATGCAAGGTGCGCTGAACATTGTTGACGGTACACCGGGCACAGGTCCTGGATTCTGGATACAAGCCGCTCCAGGAATCAGCGGTACATTACCTTGGTCACCTAACATTGGCAGCCGAGATGTATACGGGGTAATAAACAATGGCGAGGACCTTGGCACCGTAATATTCAATGTGCCACAAAAAACTGCACAGAATTTTTATTATGATTTAACCAGTATTGGAACAATAGATCTAGCAACAACTTTGACTTACGATGATATCAATGGCAAATCACTAGTTGATTTTGTTATAGAGTATGGTGGCATTGATGGCACAACAAATCTTAATACTCGCACGTTAATTTTTATCGATCAACCAGGATATGTCAACAAGTATCAAATTACATATAACACAGTTGATGACGTTGAATACTTGCAAGTAAACGAAATAGCCACCATCAATTCATTGGAAAAATTTACTATGTTGTACGGAACTATGTACAGCAATACCCAATGGTATAAAACTCCAGCAAGTGTACTAACACAAATTCCATTGCTAACTGCGGCACAAGATACTTTATACTACCAAGATGGCACTGATCCAGAAATATTTGGAACCATTAAATTGTTAGAATCCACAGCCTCTAGTACTTTAGATGTTGATCAAATAATTGGCCAAAAAAATTATACCAGCCCTAATGGTGTGGTGTTTACCAATGGACTAAAAGTAAAATTCACTGGTGATGTAGAGCCGGTCAGTTACAAATCTGGAACCACAAGTTTTGAATGTACCGAAACTGAAGCCAACACCAATTATATCACATCACTCTCCGCAACAGATTTATATGTTGGACAAGCAGTGGTATTTTTGTCACCCACACTTGGGGGAATCGAAGCCGGACAAACCTACTATGTTAGAACAATTTCGGGCAATCGAACAAAATTTACCATTAGCGACGTACAGTACGGCCCTGTTGTAGAATTACTAAGCGGAACTGGCACAATGAATTCTATTGCCATAAGCAATAGAGAATATTATGTCAGTGGTGTTGGTGTTGCAATAGAATTACTGCCTACTACTAATTTTCACATTTATGAACCATATGCCGAAGATGCTGACACATCAACAGTTGTGGTAGAACCTACAAAGCTAGATTATCTAACAATCAGTCGCGCCAGTCAAGATCTCAATGCATGGAGTCGCAGTAATCGCTGGTTCCATATTGATGTAATCAATGCCACTGCCGAATATAATAATACCAGCGTCTCTCTGGACAACAACTATCGAGCCAAACGTCCTATTATCCAATTCCGTCCAGGACTGCGTTTATGGAATATGGGTACTCAAGGCAAAGAACCGGTAGATATTATTGATTTAACACAAACAGATGCGTTTAGCAATGTTGAAGGCGCAACCAGTTACTCAGTTGACGGGTACACATTTGTTGAAGGTACTAGAGTTATTTTTGCTGACGACGAAGATTTGGAAGTTCGCAATAAAATTTACATAGTAACTTTTGCCACACCTGACACCATTAACCCATTGATCTCGCAACCAATTATTACATTAACACTGGCGCAAGATGGTGTGGTAGAGCTTGATCAATGCACAGTGTGTATCTA